CCGCCAAAGTAGCCTGCCACGCCTACGGGAACTGCAAACGCTGGCACTGTATAGCTTGGCGGTCTTTGCACAAGCGCAGTCGCTGAAACTCCAAAGTCTGCCAGCACGCGCGTGCTCAGACTTGTCAGGCGCGTCAGGTTTTTTATGGCTTGCGTCAGCCGTGCCATCGCTTAGCTGATTTCGTCCCAACTGCAGGTGAACACCGCATCGCCGCTCGCGCTGGCGAAAATGCCCATGCTCTGATTCTCCAGCACATAGATCGCGCTGTCCTTCGTCACCACCACCAGCGTGCTGTCTGCCGCCACCGCGACGGTGCTGGCGATGGCCGTGGCCGTGCCGCCAAGCGCAGCCACGCTATACATGCGCACGCTGATGTCAACGCTCGCGCTGCCGTCGATGTTTGCCACATACAGCGAGTTGATCTTGAAAATCTTGCCGCTGCTGGCGGCGTTGGTGACGATCTGCGTGTCCGGGCTGCCGGTGCCGACCGCCGCGCTCAGCATGTTGCCGTTGATCGTCGCGACGTTTACAATATTTGGATTTGCCATGTTCTTGCTCCGTGAAAGTTTGTTAGCCGAAAATCATCGCGGCCGCGATTGCCTTGCCCATCGTGATGCCGCCGCCCGACGCTGCTTGCCAGCTTGGAGCGCTTGTTGCGCCGTTGCTTGTCAGCACGTGCGTCGCAGTGCCGCCCGCGATGCGCGCCATCTGGTTGGCTGCGCTCGCGTATGTCATGTCGCCGGCAGTTGTCACCACCGCCGCGCTTGTGCGGCTCATGTCGCCGCTTGTTCCGAGAAACGTGTTCCAGCTCGCAGCCGTGACTAAGTCACCTGTGAGCTTGTCAGCTGGTACGACCCATGGCATAAGTTTTTTTCTCCTATAGCGGGCCGAGAATAGTTGTCTGGCCCAGTTCCGACTGCGTGGCAGTGCCAAGCAGCCAGTAGATGATGGTGCCGGCATCTTCCAGCACCCACGTCACATTATACGACCCCGCGCTCACGCTGTGGCTCTCACCGATGATAAACCACGCGCCGCCCGCTTGCGTCTGCTGCTCGGTCATGGTAATCCTATCGCCGACCGTCAGCGTTAGCATATCGGTCGTGTGCGCTGTATCCCACCCGCTCCACACCACGCTGTCCACGCGCCCGACCGGGTCCTTGCGCAAGCTCAGCTGGTAATCGCCCAGCGTTGTCGCGTCCGCCAAGCTGTCCTGCACGCCCGGCGAAGTGTACGCCAGCCGGCCGTATGCCAGCAGGCTGTCCTCGTCGCTCGCAGTGTACGCTAAAGCGTTGAACTTTGTTAGCGGTGTACCGCGCAGTTTGCTCGCGGCTTGAATGTATGCCGCCGCTCCGCTGTTGGTGTAGCGCACCGTTGCCGCCGTCGCGTTCGTTGCCACAATCGCCGCGCTGATGTTTGCGGTCAGGTCACTGCCGCTGCCGTCCGGCTGGCTGTTGGCCGTGAAGTCCGTGCTCGTCACCGGCGTTATCAGCGCCGTCGCGCCCACCGTCTCGCCCACGCCTGCAGCCACGAAGCGGTACTCGATGTCCACAAACGAAGCGGCCGGTGCCAGCGTGCCGCTTGCCAGCGTTGCCAGCGTGCTGCCGCTTGACCCGGTCGTGCGCGGCGCATAGTTCGTGATCACAATGTTGCTCACGTCAGCGCCGTACACATAGTCCATCGCCATCATGTTATCGGCGAAGGTTGCCAAGCTGGTCGTGCGCGTCGGGAACCACTGGCGCGGCGCGAAGGTCAAGGCTCCCCCGCGCGCCTGCCAGAATCTGGCCCCCTCTCTTTCAACCATCTCGCGGATCGCACCGTATACGCTCGTGTTCGCAGCCCAGTCACCCGCAAACGCGAAGGTCGTATCGCCCGTGTCCAGCGCGTTGAAGTAATCCGTGATCGCGCCCAAGTAAGTGCTCTGCCCCAGCGTTGACACGCCCAGTATCCACCGCCCGCTGATGCCCGGCGGCAGTATGTCGCTCTCGTCCAAGATCACGCCGATCACCGTGTCGGCAGTCTGCCCCAGCTGTATCGGGATCAAGCTCTCGCGCCGCTGCGCCCGCTCGAACCAGCCGGTGCAGGTTATCTTGCAGGTGCGGTCGCCCTTGATGTTGACGCTCGGCTCGTAGCTCGCAATCCACCCCAGCCACATCGTGCGCGTCACGCTCGCATAAGTGCTGGTGATCTTGACCGCGCGCCCCGGCAGCACGTTGCCGTAGTATGCGCCGCTCGCATACTCCGGGCTGAAGTCGCGCGTGATGTTCTGCACCACCAGCTCGGCCGTGTTGTCGCGCGCCATCAGGTCGAACGGCTGCGAGAAGCCCAGCTGCCACTGCGCGCTGATCAGCACGCTGGTGACTTCGCTGGCGAATGCGCCAGTGCCGTCGAAGTCGATGTAGTACCTGAAGACCGGCTTGGCCAACTAGTTCACCGCAAACTGCATGCCGCGCGCGCGTGCTTCCTTGCTCAGCTGGTTGAACAGCTCCGACGTACTCTGCACGCCGTATACGTTCAGCGTCCCGATCGCAAGGCCGCCTCTGCCCAGCGCGCCGTTGGGCGTGATGCTGCCGCCGGTGCCAGCCGGGTTGAACAGCTCCGGCCCAGCCTCGCCCACCAAGTATGCGCCCGCACTGCCCATAACTGCGCCGCCGCCGGCTTTCTTGCCTGCAACTGGAACGCCCATCGCCGGACCAGTGCCGCCAAACTTCGCGGCCTGCACTGCCTCGATAGTTTCGCGGATCGTTGTAATGCGCAGCGTCACTTCCTTGCTCTGCACGCTGTTGTACTCTGTCGCAATCTCGCGAAACTCTTTCGCCGTCAGCTTCGCGGCGTCTTGCGCCTTCTTCAAGTCTGGCTGGATGCGGTTGGTCACGTCGCCGCTGATGCTGTTCACGAAGGATGCGAACGACGCAATGCCGGCCTCGTTCTCGCTCGCGAATGCGCTGGCGTATGTTTTGCGCGCGTCTGCCAGAATAGTGGCTGCGCTCTGCACCAGCAGTGTGTCCTTGATCGCCGTGCTGTTGGCGATGCCAAGCGCTGCCGCTTCGGCTTCTATGCGCGTGATCTCAAGCGCGCTCAGGCCGTCCTTCGCATCGCTGGCGAGTTGCTCCAGCACAATGCCTTCCTTGATGCGCGTGGCCACTTGCGTCTGCAGCAGCAGGTCAGCTTCTTTGTCCGCTGCCAGCGCAGCAGTTGCCTCGCCCAGCTTCGTCGTATAAGTTCCCGTCTCAACGGCTGCCAGCTGCACAGCCGTCAGGCCGGTGCCTTGCGTTGCCACCAGCAGCTTGTGCGATTCGTCCTGCTCCCGTATCTTAATGTTCAGGTGGTCCATCGCCAGCGTGTAATCTTCGCCGCTGATTTTGCCCTCGGCTTGCTTCTCGTTCAGCTGTTGCACGTCCTGCTTCAGGTCGCGGTGCAGCAGCGCCGACTTGTCGATGGCTTCGGTGTTGTCCACAATCGTACCGGTGCCGGCCAAGATCGCCGCTTGATTTGTGCCGTGCGCTGCGGTCAGGTCATCCACAACCTTCTGGTGCTTTGCGGTTGTCTCTGCCAGCTTCTCGGTGTCCTTGTCGAAGTCCTTCAGCGCACCGCTCACCAGCGTGGCGCTGCCCGCCTGCAGTGCCAGCGCTTCCTTCAGTTGCAGGATCGCATCTTTCGTTTCGTCGATCTTTGGCTTCAGCTTGTCCACGGCCGTGTAGTTCTCGTTTGTTGAGTCGGCCGCGCGGTCCGCATCGAAGACGTACTGCGCCTGCGCTTCGGCTGCCAGCCTTGTCGCGCCTTCCAAGTCGCTGATGCTATCAGCCATTATGATGACGCCCTTTGCGCTTGCTTCAAACGGCGTGAACTTAACGACCTCGTTGAATTCTGCTTGCGTGATCACGCCGCGCTTTAGCGCATCGGTCAGCTCGTCAGTCAGCCGGGTGTCCTCGTCCATCGCTTTCTGTCCAGCGATCACCACGCCGAAAAACTTCGACAACTCAGTCGCGCCTGTTGTAACAGCTGGCACCATGATCTCGCCGATCTGCGTGCCCAGCGTTGCGGTTGCGTCTTCCAAGTTGCTCAGCGCACCGGTTGCCGTCTTGGCCTGCTCGGCCATCAGCCCGCCGAAGTCGCCGCTCATGCTTTGCACCAGCACCCTCACGCCTTCCTCTGCCGGTATGATGCCCTTCTCTATCATCTTCGACATCTCGGCAGTCGACACGCCGGCAGCGTCTGCCAAGTAGCGCAGCGCCGGGACCCCGGCCTCTGCCAGTTGCCGCAGGTCGTCGCCCCCGATCTTGCCCTTCGCACCCATCTGCCCCAGCGCCAGCGTGATGCGGTCCA